TGTAAAAATAATTGAAATTACAAAAGAAATAATAAATATATTATTCATTATATATTTATTATTTATTTCAATAATTTAATAATAAACGAATTATCTACCAGTCCAAACTTTAATCCACCCCTTTGGTACTCTTTTTTTTACGAATAAATCATTATGATATTCATCATAATTATAACCCCATCTTAAATAAGTTTGTATTCCACCAAATAATGATCTAACATTTTTTAACATAGGATTTTCTTCATGAAATATCAAAGCAAAAATTCTTTCTAAAGAACATCTATCCGTTCTACAAGAAACATAGTTTAATAAGTTTTCAATATTATATTTTTTTTGTATTTTAACTAAAAAATCGTGATTTATAAAACACTGACAACCAAAAACACCATACCATTTGTTTGTTTTATTTCCTGAAAAACTCATAATAAAATCACCACCAACATTTAACATTTCTAACAACTTAGTATTATTTTTTAAACCTTTAAGAATTCTATTTGTGTTGTCAGGATTATCATCATGATCTGGAAAATGCCATATAGGCAAAACAGGCATTTTAATTCTCCCAAAGTTAATTTTTTTATGAATAAAAACACTATCATGAATAATAACAGCATTATTAAACCATTTATTTTTTAAAAAATAAATAAACGGTAAAAGTTCACCTCTTTTAGGATATTGTGATTTAATAATAGTTGTATTTTTATAATTGTGATCTGATTTTACAAACTCTTGATCACTGTTATCATCAATAATAATTATTTTTTTTAATGGATATATTGATCTTATTAACTTAACAGATTGATTCCAATATTTATTTGTTTTTTCAGAAATAACATGTCTTGTTATAATAAATCCATAGTCTTCCATTTTATATTATTATTATATTATTAGTTTTTAATAATATTTCGGTATATTATCTATATTTATTATAGTTTCTTTTTTATTTATATTTTTTTTATTAATAATAAGTTGTTTAAATATATCTTTTTTTAATTGATTTTCAGGTGTATGATTATGAACTATTCTTGAAATCATTTTATATAATTTAAAATCAGGATAACGTTCTGTTCCATCATTTTTATATAATATATTTATTCCTTTATCATCACTACACCACTCAACAACAAGTTGTGTAATATTATCACATTTTTCTATATTTTTTATATTAGATAAATCATCAACTAAATAATCAAAAATAGAACATCCTAATCTACATAAATCAAAACTAAAGTTAGGTTCTAACCTTGGTTTTCTTTCATCAAAAAATGGTTCTGTATTATATTGTGTAGCTGCATCTCCACCTATTTTAAAACTATCACTACAAAATATTTCATTATTATATTTGTATATACTTCTGTTAAAGTCTATAATTTTAAATATTTTTCCAAATGTTTCAACTTTATAATAAATGTTATTATAACAATAATAAATAAACTTTTTATTAGTTGTATTATACATAACATTATTTGTATGTAAGTCATTATGTGTTAAATAAAATGCTTTTTGATATGTTAATAAAGTCATAATAATTTGCATAAATATATTTGTCATTTCTTTTATTTCTATTTTATCATTTGATAATAAATAGTCCAAAGTATTTTCACAGTTTTCAATACATATTACTTGAACAGGAAATTTTGGTATTGTTGCTTTAATTTCTTCTTGTTCTTCTTCTTCATCATCTTCGTCTTCATCTTCGTCTTCGTCATTAATATCTTCATAACTTGATTCTTCATCATCTTCATCATCTTCATCATTTTCATCATTTTTTTCAATATTTTTTATATCTTCTAAAATTTGAATGTCTTCCAATTTTTCAATACCTTCCAATTTTTCAATACCTTCCAATTTTTCAATACCTTCCAATTTTTCAATACCTTCCAATTTTTGAATACCTTCCAATTTTTGAATACCTTCCAATTTTTCAATATATTCAAAATTTTCTATATCTTCCAAATTTTCTATATTTTCCAAATTTTCTATATTTTCCAAATTTTCTATATCTTCCAAATTTTCATAATCACAATCTTGATTTTTTGAATTTTCATCACTATTTGTATATGATGTTCTTGATGAACAAGAAGAAGATGAAGAAAAAGATTTTATTGTTGTTGTTAAATTATCAGTTTTTTCAAGTATATTTAATTCATTTATATTAGTTATTTCTAAAGATTGTGAAGAATTTTCCAAATATGGTAATATTTCAATTTCATTATCTAAGATAATATTATTATTTAAAATATCAGAATTATGAATTATTAATGGATTTTTAAATTTATTTTTACTTATATTAGAATTATTTTCATCTTCAATAATAATTTTTGAATAGTCATCAACAAAAAATAAATTATTTTTATGTTTAATAAAAAACTTTGAAGATGCAAGATATTCAATGTCATCTTCAACATTAATGATAAAGTTATTTTTTATGGATAAAAAAGAACCATAAAAGTCTATTCCATTAATAAAATTATGTTTATTAAATAATATACTAGATAAATAATAAAAAAAACCTTCAACATAACAAGAATTATTTATTTCGTTTATTTTATTATATACAACTGATTTTTCTTTTATAATATTATAGTCATCAATAGTAGGAATATTAAACATATTTTCATCTGGAATATCATATTTACCTGATAAAAACTTATATGGGTCTAATAAAGGTGCTAGTTTAATAAAAATTTGTTTTTTAATTTTACTATTATTTTTATCATTCACAATAACAACATTATAAGAGTTGTTATAATCATTATAACTTAATATTTTATCTACAAAGTTATTGTGATTTAAGTTAATATTATTGTAATTTGTATGATTTAAAGAAAAAAATCTACTATAAATTGGTATATAATTTTGAGAGTTATATAAAGAAAGTTCTTTTATTTTTTTAAAACTATCAAAAAGTTCTGTATTTTTTCTTTTTTTATAATTTAAAATCATAGTTTATATGTTTTTATAAAAATATTAATAATAATAGTTTTAAACTCAAATAATAATTAGTTTAAAATATAATTAAATTATATTTTAAATTATTATATTTATAAATATGGCTAGTTTAGAATTAAAAAAATTTGATATGCGTTCTATTAATTTCAAAATAAATGATAATAAAGGACCAGTTGTTTGTTTAATTGGAAGAAGAGATAGTGGTAAATCTTTCTTAGTTCGTGATTTATTATATTACCATCAAGATATTCCTATTGGAACTGTAATAGCAGGAACAGAAGAAGGAAATGGATTTTATGGAAAACTTGTTCCTAAACTTTTTATTCATAATGAATATAATTCTGTTATTATTGAAAATATACTTAAAAGACAAAGACAAGTTTTAAAACAAATACATAAAGAAATTATTAGTTATAAAAAATCGAATATTGATCCAAGAGCTTTTGTAATTTTAGATGATTGTTTATATGATAATACTTGGACTAGAGATAAAATGATGCGTTTACTTTTTTTAAACGGCAGGCATTGGAAAGTAATGTTAATCGTAACAATGCAGTATCCGTTAGGAATACCTCCAACTCTAAGAACAAACATAGATTATGTTTTCATTCTTAGAGAACCTTATTTTGCTAATAGAAAAAGAATATATGAAAATTACTGTGGAATGTTTCCTACTTTTGAAAGTTTTTGTCAAGTCCTTGACAGTACTACTGAAAATTATGAATGTTTAGTTATTGATAATAATGTTAAATCAAACAAAATACAAGATATGGTTTATTGGTATAAAGCCAATGACCATAATGATTTTAAATTAGGAAGTAAGGAGTTTTGGGATTTAAGTAAAAATATACCAGATGATGATGATAATGAAGAACAATATGACCCTTCTAAAATTAAAAAAAGAGGTTCTGGTCCTATCATTAATGTGAAAAAAAATAAATGGTAAAAACTTCTTATTATTTTTCTCTTAGTAAATTATTTTTCTATTAGTAAAATTCTATTAGTAAAATTCTATTAGTAAAATTCTATTAGTAAAATTCTATTAGTAAAATTCTATTAGTAAAATTCTATTAGTAAAAAATTAATATAAAACATTCATTTTAAATGGATCACCTATTAAACTATTTAAATCTTGTTTTGTATTTTTATCAATAACAATATCATTTCCTTCAAATAATTCATTTTTTAATTCAGTAAGAGTAATATTTTCATTATCTTTAAAAAATTTTTCTTGTGTAGTGTTAGAAATACCTACTAAATTACCTTCTTCATCAACATCTTGAGTAAGAAGATTACCAGATTTTTCAGCGTTTTTAATATTTTCTTCAATAGCCTTTTTCTTAGTTTCTTTAAGTCTTTGTTCAAACTCATTTTTAGCTATTTGTTCATTTTTAATTTTTTCATGCATTAATTTATTTAATTCTTCTTCCATATATTCAACTCTACCTGTTTTATAAGCATCAGGATCCCACATTAGCCATTGACCTATAGGACCTACAAAAATATCAAAACTTGGGTCAATTTCACGTAATATTTTACATCTAATTTCAGCTTCTTCTTGTGTTGGATATGAACCTCTAATTTTAACACCTCGTGTTGAAGTTTGAAAATTATGTATTTTATTGAATTCTTTTTCAATATCTTCTTGGTATTTATCTAAGAAAGTTTGATAATCGGCATCAACATTATAAGACATTAAATCTTTTTTTTCTTCTTCAACAAATTCTTGGAAATCATTTAGTAAAACTTCACTTTGAATAGTATATTTATGACTAATAAAATTAACAAATTGAATAAATTTTTCCATAGACTTAATAAAGTCCCATTTATTAACAAATTTTTCAAAAATAAATAAATTTTTATCTTTTAGTATTTTTTCAGGTGTTAAAAAAGATATACAACAAAAGTTTTGTCCAGCTATTGGTTTATCAACATCTAATAAATCAATATATTTAGGATTTTTTTTTCCTTCCTTAGTTAATTTTCTTTCAAAAGACTTTTTAGACATATATAAATTATTAATTAATAGTATTTTTAAATGTTTTTTTTAACTTATTATTTAATTTTTAAAATAATAATATATTATTTTCTTATTAAACTATATAATGAACGGAATGTTTGACATAATGGAACTAATTAAAAGAATAATCAAGTATTTAGTTGAAGGTCTAATGGTTTCTCTTGTAGCTTATGCTATTCCAAAACAAAGTTTGAAGTTAGAAGAAATTTCTTTAATTGCTTTAACAGCGGCAGCAACTTTTGCTATTTTAGATACTTATTTACCTGC